AGTCTGGCGTGTACTGAAAGGTTGCTAGATCGGTGATGAAGTTCCCAGGTGTCCAGGTGCCAGCACGGCGGCCATAGGTCTGGGTATAAGTACCTACGCGATAACCACGCCAGAACACATCACGGCGCTGAATGCTGCCCATCTGGCCGTCACCAAGGATCAGGTGCCAATAGACCGTGACTTCATTGGTGGTGGCACTGTTCTGGAACCGTGCCTCGGTTGCCAGTGGGCTGATCAGGATGCCGCCAGTGCCGCTGGTTTCATTACGGCGGCAGAAGACGATCGGCACCGGATCGCCGATGACAGCAGCCTTCTGATCCGCATCAAGGTTGCTGGATCCTGTGGCACCGGTTTCTACGGATGGCACACCAACGAAGCCCGCCTCGAAGGCGTTCATCGTCATGTAGTCGCGCCAGGCGTAGCTCATAGGATGCAACCCTTGCCCATGATCCTAGTGGTTAACTTTCGCGGTGGGATCTGCGCACCAACTGGGCTAACGGCACTGCCGAGTTGGAGCGTAATGCTGGTGAGTGTTGCCTTGGCGCCGACGATCTCACCAGTGAAAGCAGCGATCAGTTCCTGCCCGGCCTGTGGGGCGGTATTGCCCAGCAGTGAATCGAACTGATAGATCGACAGATCCGCCAGCCACCCATTGCTGATGGCCTGATCAACGGTCTCCATCACAATGCTGGTGGCTGGCAGCGTCACCGCCATTCCGCTTTCATCCCCCACGACACCAGCCGTGATGCCATCTGCCGCGAAGTCTTGGTAGATCCATGCCGCAGAATCCCAGGTGACCGTCGTGTTGACGTAGTAGCTCTGCCAGCGTTGATACGTGCCAGAGCCGTCGTAGATCCGTAGGTACTGCGATTGTGCCCTTGCCATCAGCCCATCCCCAATGCAAGGCGTGCTGATGGCGTGCGCAGCCTGCTCATGACGCCATCAGCCGTGGCACGCATGGCCCGCTCCAGATCTGTTACGGAGACGTACTGCTGACCGTTCTGCTCAATCACCGGGCCGGTGGTGATGTTGATCACAGGCGCTGCCATGGTTGCATTGCCCGATCCAAGAACTTGCCCACCACGCGATCCGGATAGGTACCGCGCAGAGGCTGATGCCATCTTGCTTTCGGGGATGATGTACTCACGCTGTCCACCTTCGCCAACCATCGCCATGGTTGGTGCGTTGATGACGCCACCATTGGCGAATTGAGGAACGCCAACGTTTGCGATGTAGTCGATCTGACGTACGCCTGGCAATGTATTGGCAACTCCGATAATCTTGTTGTACTCCGTAATCGCCTTGTTCAACCCAGAAAACAACCATTGCAAGAATGAGTTAAAGCCACCCTTGAGGTATCCAATCATTGCATCCCATGAGTTCTTGATTGGTGAGATGATGTAGGAATTGAAGGCCTGGGCTGCGTCCTTCCATCGCTGATCAAACCAGGAAAGGAAGTCAAGCACGGGCTTCTTGATCAAATTGAACATATCAACAAATGGCTTAATGAACAGATCGTTAAAGAACTTCGATATTGCCATTAGCGCGTCAAACGTCGCGTTACCCCACCAGATCAAGAAGTTGACGACCTGATCTTTGAACGCATAGAGCGAAGCTCCAGCATTAACAAGCAGGGCCGTCCATCCGCTAGGGCCGGAGAATAGCAAAGCCAGCTTTAATGATACAGAATCAAAGTTGATCTGCAGAGTTTTCAAGTTGTCATTGATGGTTGTCAATGGGGCGAATGCTGCCAGGAACACAGAAACACCAGACTTGCGGATGACAGGATCAATCTTGTTAAGGGACCTGACCACATCAGTGATAACTTTAGCGAAATTAGTCAGCTGAATTAAGATGCCAGATTTTGCTATCTCTACTCCCAGTCCGCCAACTGCCCCGCCAAGGGCTTGCAACTGCCTAGTGTACTCTCGCGCATCTTTAGCGAATCCAGCCGTCATGCTTACATTGAAGCCACGTATAGCAGCGCTGCCCATCAACATCATTGGGTTGAGTTGTGCAGCTTGCTTGCCAAGCAATTGGAACGAAAGGCTGGTTCTTGTTGCTTGATCTGGGATCTTATTGAGAGCATCAAAAATATCCAGCATCACATCACCTGGATCGCGCATCATGCCGTTGGCTGATTTGATGCTGATTCCAAGTTTGCGGAATGCCTCTGATGCACCCTTTCCGCTAACACCTAAAGACTCCAACTGGTCTGCTAGCTCAGACTTATTTTCACCCTTTAAGGCTTTCTGTGCTGCGTCTGATGCGGCCCTGATTGCTTCTGAGCTTCTATCCGCTGATTCCTTAATCTGTTGTTCCTGTTGTCTGAGATTTCTTTCGATTTGTTTACGTTCTTGCGCTTCCTGGGCAGCACGTTGATCCTTGATCGTTTGGCGTTGATCTCGATTGGCCCGCCTGATCCTTTTCAGAACTTCGTCCTGCTCATCCTCTAAGCTTTGCAACGCAAGCTTGCGTTGCATGTCATTCAATCCAGCATTGTTCTGGATAGCTTCACGCCTTGTCTCGTATTCACGCCTGATGGCTTTGGTCTGTGCATCATCTTGATCATCCCAGGAATCTTCTAATAATTGCAATTCGCGCTTGTAGCGCTTGCCGAGTTCATCCAGGCGCTTGTCGCTTTCGTCTTTTAACTTTTCAATTCGGAGATCAGTGGCCAGCCGAACGGCGTAGAGTTGATCACGTTCACCATCCTTAACAGCCTGCACAGCCTTATCAATTTCTTCCTTTGTCTTCTCACCAAACCTGCTCTGTGATGCGGCAGCACCCATCGCACGCGATAGGCGAATTAAGGCTCCTTCGACAACACCAAAGTCAGCGCCAGACATTGCCGCCGCTTTCTTTAATTTCGCCAACATTTCAACCGATACACCAGTGCGTTGGCTCATCAGGTACATCTGATTGCCAGCATCAACGGCCGCCTGTGTGATCGAGATCAGCCCTGCTGCGGATAGCAATGGCGTCAGCTTGGAGAAGATGCCAGCCAGGCCTGCCATGCCAGTGGCGCCAGACAGCATACTCATGGATGCTGCGGTGTCCTTGGCTGCGACATCAGCCCGTATCAAGGCACCTGTCAGCCCGTTGATCTCCTGGGTACCTTTGACATCAGCTTTGATCTTGAGAAGTGCGTCGAGGGTTGTGGCCATATCACTTCTCCATCCGTGAGTTCATGATTTCACGCGCCTCGATTTCCATCACTTGCAGATCCTGCAGCATGGCGAGAGGGTCGGTGATCATCAATAGCTTAGCAAGTTCCAGGACTATGCCATAGTCTAGGCCAATGATTCCATTGGGCCCAGCTCGCCATTGCGTAATGCAACGCAGAAATACATCTAGGCATTCGGCATGATCGGGCCAAATGCCATATGACGTAACCTTGTTCTGTTCATCTGGTAGTTGAATGCCCAAGGCAATGGCATCTTGATCAAGCGCTAGATTCGGTGCGCCGTCAGCATCAAACAGATGGCGGACGGCGCCTCTTAGTTTTTTAACTTAGCCTCAGGTACGCTTTTGTTCCATGAATCAAGAATCGCATTAACGACTTCTGGGATGTTGAGAAGTCTTGCCTTAGTTGATTCGCTATATGGAACATCCTGTCCTTTCTCTCCTTCCTTGTCTTTGATGCCTTCCCAGCCGACCAGCAATTCGGACGCGATCTGACGAGGCGTCAGAAGGTCGTCCGTTTCGCCGATGTCGATCCTTGTCCTTTGTCGCAGCAGCTGCCGGCCTAGTTCTTCCTGGCGTTCGGTGGATACACGTTGAAAGACAGCGTCAAAGGTTAACGATCGAAACTTACCTCCATCCTGTGGGACTTTAACGGTAACGGGCCAGCTGTAGCTTTCTGATTGATCAAGGAAGAATGCCATCAGGTGAAAGCAATAGAAAGTTCATCATTGCCACTGGTGGATGGTGTGGCGATGTAGGGCAGTTCTAGCATCTGCACGCCGTCTTGGTCTGCGTAGGTCGGAGCGCCAAGATCAGATTGAGCAGCAGTAAAGGTGACAATATTGCCAGCAGTTGTGCCATGGACGAACGAGATGCTGCCGGTTGATGTGCCAAGTGCTGCTCCAAAGAAGTCCTTAGCCGTGATGGATGGTGCCTCGATCATCACCGTACCGCTAGGTGCACGGTTCGTGATCAGCACTTCTTTGGTGCAGCCGACGAGTTCCCGGTAGACGATCTCGTTGGCCATCTCCAGGGAGATGCTTTGCAGGCAGGCGCTATAGGAGAAGATCGAGAAGCTGCTGGTGTTGGTGTGCTTGAAGATCAGCGGAGCTACCTGATATGTATAGGTAGGAGTCGGCAGCGTCTCGTCTGTGGGAGCGTTGTATATGCCGGTCATCGTGAAGCTGATCGTCGGAATCTGGCCGACTTCGGCGTTCAACGTGAAGGTGCCACGGCAGCCGGTGATCTTGTGGCGAATGCCATCGTTATGGAAATAGATCGTGACCGAACTGAAGGCGGACGACACCGGTGCATAGGTTGTACTGGTGCTGGCGACAGTCGTCTCAGACAGGCCGCAAGCCTTCAGCAGCGGACCATATGCCGGTGCGGTGCCAGCGGTGCCAGAGCCGGCCAGTTCAACCTCAAACGTGATCTCTACGTTGGTCTGCGCCAGCAGCTGTTGACTGCTGCCGAGGTAGGGAGTGATCAGTTCACGATTGACGACCTCAGCCTGAAGCGGTGTTACTTCAAGGCTGCGGACAAGGATGGCATTGCTAGATCCGGTAGGCGTTGGATCCGTGCCATACGTGGATTCAATCTTTGCCAGGATCAGGCGTTTCCGGGTCAGAGCCATTGGAGGGTTGCGGTTGGGCGTTGGCCGGCTCTGTGCGCTCTACGAGCTGTCGTTTGCCGGTTTTGGGATTCAGCAGGTACGACCCACCTTGTCCGTGGTATTCATCAAACATGATAAGTCAGGCAATGGATTGGTCGATTGTTGAAGTCCGATAGCGGATCAGGTAATCGCAGCTGATCACACCACTAGGCTGATCCGCCTCGATCATGTCAAATTGTACGCCTTGCGGTTCGATGCCCATGGCATAGCCGCCGACTGTCAGATCAGCCATCACCTTGGAATGCAGGCTCTGCAGGATTGGATCAGCCTGCTGATCTGGGATGATCCCACGAACGATGATCGAGATCCTGACCGTTAGGGTCCAGTCGGTTTTGCAGAAGCTGACATCAGTATTGGCCTGATCTGAGATCGGCTCTAGCACCAGTGCAGGCGACTCACCACGGCTGATGGGTTCTACACGGCTGCGGTAGATCCTGGTGCTGACGCCAGTGGTGCCTGCCAACGTGCTGGCCAGTGCAGCAAGGATGGATTCGCGACGGGTTGCCATGGCTATGCAGCAGCGATCTGGATAACGGTGCAGATGATGCCTGGGATGCTGGGATGCGTCACCGGGCTGGTGCCTGCGGCCTCCGCAAGTATGAACGCAGCCGCGTTAGACGTAGACCAGATCAATTCAACGTAGTCATTGGCCACCACTGGCAGCACGTAGTTAACGGTTCCGATCACGCTGCCATTACTACCGCCATGGCTTGAGATGATGCTGAACCTGCTATCTGATGCGGCGATGTCGCCAGTGCTGCCGCTGTCATTCTTGCGGAGCCAGGCGTTGATGTCGTGGATCTGGCTATCTGAATTGCTGAACTGTATCGAGAAGGTAATGCTGTAGACACCAGGATAGTCAAAGGTGATCCTGGTCTGTGATGCCACGCGAATGCCATAGCTTGCCGCATCGCTTGACCGTAGGTATATCGAGGTTGCAGTGTTGGCAGTTGCGGTCTGTGATGTGCTGTCCCAGAATGAACCCCAATAACCAGGGCAGCCGTGATAGGGCAGGCGGTCCCATGCCAGCTTCCCATCGCCGATCTTCAAGTTGCCAGTATCTGATTCGCGGCCGAACTCACCAGCTAGCAGCGTTGGATTCGTTGTGGACCAAACGGAACGGGTAGCGGTCTTAATCATGTTTTCTGCAGACCCAATACAACTAGGCTACCGTCATCAATCAACCGCGTCTCACGGACCGTGTAGGCGATGCTGTTCACCGTAATGCTGTCGCCATATTTGAGGCTACCGAAATCCGAAGCCTGTGCGGTCAGGCTGTAGTCAGTGGTGAGCACCATGTCACCAGCCAATACCTCTGATGGCATATCAAGGATGGCCAAGGCGGTCACGGCACCAGCAGTGCAGGTGACGCCAAAGTCATCAAAGAACGTGTCGAGCGTTTCGGTGAAAGCCATAGGGAAAGGGCGCCAGGATCACTGACGCCCATAGCGTGAATCAGCCGTACTTCTTGACGCCGTAACCGTTGACCGAGAAGGTGGTGGTACCGCTGCTGGCGATGGTGCCAACAAAACGGATGTACCGCTTCAGCTCGTCACGGTTCAGGGTGATCACCTGCTTGCTGACGGCCTGTGCCACGGCAGTGAAGCCGCCGCCGGTCACATCAGAGAAGTCGCCAGATGTGGTGGTGTCGCTGTGCTGGATCTTGCCGGTCATGGTGCCGGACGCAGCAGCAGCGCCGGAATCCAGGATCACCTGGATATCGCCATCGAAGTCCTTAAGGTCTGCGATGTTGGTGGTAGCACCAGTGAAGGTGGTGGTCTCCTGGGCGACAGGATGCAGCGGGAAGTGCTGCAGCTTTTCAAGCGTTTGGGGAAGGATTGCCATTGGCCTTGATGCGAGGTTTGCGTTGTGCTGTTGGTGCTGGCAGGGCCTTGCCCATGTTGATCAAGGTGATGGCATCAGCCTTGTCGGCTTCAACGATCTGATCAACCTTTACGGCAACGCCCTTGATTGATGTGTTCTTTAGGATCAGGATCTGCATTGCGTAAAGGGCGACCGAAGCCGCCCCGCATCAACTATCAGAGGGTGTTGTTACCGCGGCAGAAGGCCTCAGGATGACGGACAGCGAAGTCAACATCCTGCAGGGCAATCACGCGAACGGTGCCGCTAGTGGCCTGGCCATAGGGATCAACGGTCAGGTCAAGACCAGACCAAAGGCCCATGATCAGCTGGCTCCAAACGGCGAAAAACACATCGCCACTGGCAACTTGATTGGAGACGACGGCGTTGTAACCGTTGACGGTACCGCCGGGCTCGTATACGTAGGCGCCGGTATCAGTGCCTTTATCTTTGGTCTTCAGGGCCCCACGCATGGAGGCATTCATCAGGTAGGCCATGGCGCCGATGTCGGCGTTGTCGGCGGCGATCTGGCTTTCCATGCTCACCACCTCGGCATAGGTCGGGGTGGCAGCAGCAAAGTCCTCGGTATTGATGCCGGTGGTCAGCTTGATGCCGAGGGGTTGGTTGGTGTTGCCCAGGCCGTAGAGGCCAGTGCGATCCATCTCTAGCGCCAACACGCTGGCCAGATCTTGGCGGATCATCTGCTCGACATCGATGCTGGCCTGCAGCATCAGCTTCCGGCTGTAATCCGTGAAGGCGCCAACAGTCTTGGGAGACATGTTGACCTGATCAACGGTCTGATTGCTTTCGGTCGGTGAACCCGATTCAGCCAGCCAGTACGCGGTCGCCGCACCATTTTGCCGTGGGATAGCGACGTTACCGGACAGGCCGGTCAGGCTGGTGATGCCGAGTTGATTGAGTGCCGAACGGTTCCGCAGCAGCTCGATGAACGAACCAGGGCGGAAGTCAGTACCGACCAGATCACCGGCAGCCGAAGCGGTACCGACGACCAGATCACGACGCAGGACGTCATCAGGCACGAGGATGCCTTGGGCGGTCTTGCCAGAACGGGCAGAAGCAGCTTCGGAACATTCGCGTTCGAATGCAGCAGCTTCCCAGGCGCGGCGATCGCCAGGATTGGCGAGGGCATTAATGGCCCGTTGGAAGGAGAAGGAACGGACTTCCTTGTCGGTCAGGCCGATTTCGCTGGCCTTCTGGGACACAGGCTGAGCCTTGGCGCCGAGCTTATCGAGCACAGCAGCGCGAGCCTCGTCGAGGCTGCGGCCACCTTCAATTAGCTGGCGACCCAAGTCGGCCATGCCGTGCTTATCGGTGAGGGCAGTGATGCCGGAGATGCGGGTGCGTTCTGCTTTGGCAGCCTCTGCAGCCGCTTCAGCCCGCACCACGGTGAGATCAGTGGTGGTTTCCATTGGTTCGGAAATAGTGGGGATTGCGGCTGTGGCCGCGGTTTGGGTGTCCATAGACCGCCCAATTCCTATTGTAGGGTCAGCGGGTATCGTAACAATACTCACCTCGTAAGGACTCCAGCGGGTAGCGATGAAGTCTTCGCCACGCTGCTGGAGATCATCAATTGAATAGCCAAACGAGACATTACGTAGCACACCATCGCGGACGTCATTAAGCACTTCCTGCGCGAATTGGTTTTTGCTGAAGCGGACGCTCACGTAACCACGCTTCTTGCCTTCATCCATCCAGGCACGTTCCACGACGCCAATCGGCTTGTTGGGGTCATGGTTGAACAGGACTGGCGCCGCATCATTGAGGCGGCTTAGGTCTGCTGCGTCTGGCGTGTGGCTCAGTATCTCATTACCGAAGTATCGAGATACTGGATACTCACTGGAAAATGGAAACGAGAACGTATCGGCCGTCTGTGCGCTACGGCTGAAGTCAACGGGCTGGTGGCGTCTGAGCTGTATTGATGTCATCTCACGCTTCCCCGTGGCCTCTTCGAACTCGATGGCACTGAAGTCATGGTCGTCCAGCCACTGGCGAGCTTCGGCAGCGCTGAAGCGTTGCGCATCAAAACGGATGGCCTGGATTTCGGACTCGCCAGCCTTGATGCCGTAGATGAAATCAACGCCTGCGCCACCTTCGCCATTGACGCGCCGCAGTTCGTCGTATTGCCCTGGATCATGCAACCTTGCTGCATGTTCGTTTGGATATGGTCTGCCTAGATCCATTGTTCTGTCCTGTAGTTTCTTAATCCTATCGGCTTTGCTAGTTGACCAAGATTGGCCAGGATCGCCACCCCATGCGGCCCATGCCACACGGCCTGGTGATGGATAGCCGTCTTCACCTGGATTGAAGCCTTGGCCTTGCTTGTCCACTTCATGACGCGCGAACCATGCCGCCATGGTGATCACGGTCTCAGGGCTCAGCTCATCACCAGACAGGATCTGCCCTGCACGTGTGGCAGCCACTTCGGTGCCTCCAGCGCGGCCGTCTGACTTCCAGCTCCGGTAGCGTTGCGCTTCAGTCTTCATGCCATCGGTAGGCGCAAGGTCGATGGCGGTTCCGTTGATGTTGGCCATGGTCAGGGTTCAGGCGTAGGAGCAATGGCCGGCACCTGCTGCTGGCCTGCATTCGTAACCTGTGATGGGTCGGTGTCGAGGATGATGCTCATCTGATCAAGCATCGCTAGTTCGGCTTGCCGTGCGACCAGCAATTCATCCAGGTCACCGCCTTGTTCGGCGACGACCTCAGCAAGCGTCTTGAAGCCGCAGCGCACAGCTTCCTTGTATGCCTGCACTTCCTTGCCGGGATCAACCCATGCCCAACCACGTGGCATCCATCGCACGGCCTTATAGCGATCTGGTGCGATTTCGTAGCTGGGCAGGCTGATGGCATTGCTGAGTACAGCAAGATCCAGCCATTCGCCAAACACTCGGCGGTGGAAATTCTCTACCATCCAGGCCTGCAGGATGCGCCATTGGTCGCGATCTTCTAGCAGCGACAGCCGGCTGCTGCTGTAGTTGGTCTGGCTGAAATCACGGCTGATCGTTTCATAGCTGCAGCCGACACCAGCAGCCATGGCGCGAAGCATGGCCCGCAGGAATGGCTCGAATTGACCATCCGGTGCGTCGAGCTGCGGCACTGATACCGACTCACCAGGCTGCAGATATTTGAATACTCCAGGCTCAAACTGAGAGACGCGATCACCATCCATCACGTCATCACCCATCAGCTCACCTTCTGGGCTGGTAATGAAACCCATCAGTGCGCTGCTGGCCCGGGCCCGTACGACTTCGGCTTGTTCGTAGCCGGCTAGGTGGTGCAAGCGTTGGATAGCGCTGGAGAACCACGTGACGCCGCGCGTCTGACCTGGCCGCTCCATCCGGTAAAGGTGGATCACCTCATCAGCCATCACTCGCTTGTGGCGCTTGCTGGTGATCTGCTGATTGCTGAATTGATAATCGCCAGGATGATAAGCCAGGAAGTGATACGCGATCGGTCGGCCCCACGTATCAACCTCTACACCCATCCTGATTTCGTTACCTTCTTGGCTGCGGCCATTGAGGCTGTCGTCCAGCAGGTCTGCTTCCAATACCTCTAAGGCAAGCGGTATGGAGCTACCACCAAAGGATTGGCGGACCATGCGTATGAACACCTCGCCGGATTCGGCAACGCTACGAATTACCAGGCGTTCAATATCGGAAAACGACAGCTTGCCGCCAGTATGGCAATAGGTGGCATGGCACCATTGTTTCCATGCGTTCTCGATCGTGTCATTGATGGTTGTATCAAGGCGGCCAGCGCCACGTTGCATCTTGACCTGCGACTGGAAAGGAATGCCTTGCCCGACGACGTTGGCTTCGATGGCACGTAATGCCTGCCTGGCGTAGTCGTTATCGCGGCACAGCTGCCGTGCACGATCGCGTAACTTCTGCGCTGATCCAAAGATCTCACTATCAGCGCTGGTGCTGCCGGTGACCCAGTCAGCCGTGAGCCTGCTGAACTGCGCACCTTGATACATGCGGCGCCGTGGCTGTGGTGCAGGCAGCGGCTTGCGTTTCTTGGCCATGATCAAAACCTCACGAACAGGTTGTGCGGATTGCCAAGGCCATTGGCGATCAAGGCCGCGGCCTGCTCACGTTTCACCTCAGCCTTGAGCTTCGCCTCTAACTGCAGCAGGCTTGCCATGTCCTGCTTCTTGAGGCGTCGGTTGCCGATCGTGTATTCAGCAACGGCACCACCGGAGATGATCGTGCGGATTGCAGCCTGTACGGCATCAAGATCCTTCTCGGCTTGCGTGCGGCCATCTACGGCGCCAGGTGTGCCGGCATAGCTCAGTGCTGCCAGGACCTCGATCTGCCCGGCACCGATGGTGATCACCGATCCGGTCTTGCTGGCGATGGCCTGCCAATACCACTGGCCGGCGTCAAAGGCAGCACTGGTGGCTGCCGTGATCGTGAACTCCCAGCCGGTGCCGTAGGCCGTGCCTGTGACGTTGGCACCTTCGCTAGCGGTATTGGTGCGCAGCCAGTACGTAAGCGAATAGGCGGTGCTGTCGATCGGATCACCGAAGACATCAACGCTGGCATCATCACGCCAACGGATGGTGTCGCCAGCCCTGATTGTCGATGGGATGTTCACGGCTTCACCAGCTGCTAAGGAATGTTGACCCTGTCTTGCTTGATCTTAGGACAGGCCTATCAGCCCTTGATGGGGCCTTATCCAGCTGATCCCAAATCGTCTTCCGGTCATATCGGCTGTAGAGATGGCACAACCCGGCGTAGGCATAGACCAGGCAGTCGAGGGCTTCATTGCGTGCGCTGGGTTTCTTGACCCATTCCCGAATTGGAAACCCGCCGCGGTTGTAGCGCAATACCTGCTTCTCGGCCGTGAGCTGCTCGAAGTATTCGACTGTTGCATCCATGTGGAAGTGGAGGTAGCCGTGGCCTGGATCGTTGTGGCGCAACCGGCCGAAGAGGGTCGTCTTAATGGTGTCACTACCGACTGGATAGACCGCAGCGCCACGTTTCAACGTCTGGCCTTTGGCATTGATGTCCACCTTGCTGGGCTTGCCGATCGGCGGCTTGCCTTTCTGGCTTTGGCCTTTGATGGCGATCACACCTTGCCGGCTGCGCTCCCTGGCGTATTGGTAAACCTCTGATGTGAAGTGGCCACCGGAGTCAACGGCAACCACATGCGGTCGTACCTTGCGACCTTCGGCGTGGTCCCATTCGCGCAGGATCACCTCGTCCAGCTGCTTCCACAGCTCAGGCCTTGCTGGATCGCCGTAGATCTCCTGGTGGTGCAGCAGCCATCCTTCCTCTTCGCGACCCCAGGCCCATACGCTGATCGCCAGGCGGTTGTCCTGAACATCAACACCAACCGTTAGCGCAGCACTGCCGATCGGCATCGTGTCGGGCTCGTAATGCTCGCAGCGCTCCTGCAGGCCTGCAGCACTGACCTTGCTGGCGAAGTCCTCCTCCCACGTCTCCGCCAGCCGCGTGTTCACAAACGACTTCAGCATCGGCGCATCAGCCTTGGCTCGTAGGAAGTCGTCCACCATGTCCGCCCAACTCAGCCAACCCAGCGGTGAGTAGAGCCCCGACAGCTGGAACCCTGCGGTCTTGCCGTCGCTTGGTGCGGTTGCCCGCCACTCGCCTTGCCGGAGCATTGCCGGCTTGTGGATCTCGGCGAACCGCTCGTGGCAATGCTCGCATTCATAGAGCGCTGTGGTCGGGTCGTTGTTGTCCCACTTCAGCTGCGACCACTTCAGCCATTGCATGGCCCCACAGCTTGGGCATGGGCAGAAATACCTACGTTGATCGCTGCGCTGGAATTCTGCCTCGATCCTCGAGAAGTCCTTCACCGTTGGCGTACTGGTGAGCAGGATCTTCCGTCGCGCAAACGTTGTGGCCCGCTTCTCAGCCAGGCTCACCGGATCGCCTTCACCGTCTACGTCCAGCGGGAACGCATCCACTTCATCACAAAAGATGTACCGGCACGGCGTCGAACGTAGGCCGGTTGCGGAATTCGCCCCGGTCAATAACATCATTCCGCCTGGAAATTCTTTGGCAAACATTGTGTTTCCCGAGTCCCGGCTGCGGCTCGGTGCGATCTTCGCGGACAGGCACGGCGTCTCGGTCACCAGTGACTCCAGCCGTTGCTTGCTCAACCGCTTGGCCATCTCGACCGTGGGTTGGACCAGCAGCATCGGCCCTGGCGCATGGTCGATCACGTAGCCCAGCCAGTTGGCGCCGCTTTCGGTCTTGCCAGTCTGCGCCGCGAACATCATCACCACACGTTGCACTGTGCTGGTGGTGCTAAGGCAATCCATCGGCTCACGTAGGTATGGCGTCCGGCTGGTGCGCCACGGCCCCGGTTCTGCGCTTGCCTTACTGCCCAGTCGTCGATACCTATCGGCCCACTCGCTTACGGTCAACGGCTGCTCTGGCCGCAGACCATCCATGAAGCCCACGCGCCAGGTGGTCACAGCAGCGACCCCTGCACGTCACCCACCTGCACACGGCGACGCGCGATCTCCAGGTACTCAGCCTCCCGCTCGATGCCGATGAACCGGAAGCCCTCCAGCGCCGCGGCCTTGCCGGTGCTGCCGCTGCCCATGAAAGGGTCCAGCACCACACCACCCGGTGGCGTCACCAGCCGGCACAGGTAGCGCATCAGCTCGGTTGGCTTGACGGTGGGATGACCGTTGCCGTCGCCGCGGTCGGCCTTGCTGGCCTTCGCGCAGTAGAAAAACCGGGCGGCGCTGCCGCTGTCGCCGTAGCCGATTTCGATGCCGTGCTGCGGTTCTGCAGTGGCATCCGCGTGGCTTCGGCTCCATTCGTAGGTGCTGTGAGTTTTGAACTGTGCCTTGCCTTTGCTGATGCCAGTGTCAGGAAACAACCCCACCACCTCGTCGCTGCCGTCGTGGATCAGGTTCGCCGGCCAGCGGCCAAGCGAGTTTGCTGGGTTGGCACCACTTAAGTCACTGCTGTTTTTCCAGCTGTTGTCCATGACGCCTCCGCGCTTTCTTATGGCTTCAACACCAGCAGACAGCCTGGCGAAATCTGCGGGGTCCATTGCCACCCGACACCCATCCACGTTGATCGCGCCGGTGCCGTGCTCCAGCACGTTCGCCGCCACCGTACGCCCACCCAGCGGCTTGCGTGCCACCGTGATCGGCTCTAGCGCCGGCTTCAGCGCCGTACCCCAGCCGGACCACTGCTGTGCGGCAGGGGGCGCGGGGGCGGTTTCTAGGCGCTTGTCTTGCGTGCGCTCAAAGGTTCCGATCGGCGGGGAAAGCTTGGTGCTGTTCTGAACGTGGCCATCTCCGTAGACCCGCTGCCCCACCACCTCCCGCTCGGCCCCAGCTGCCTTGTCGATCGCCTTCGACACGTCCAGCGACTTCGGAAACCCCGACCCGTAGACCCAGGCGATCATGTCGCGGATCTCAAAGCCCGCATCCTCGATCGCCACCGCCATGCGGTGCTGCGTCCTGGTGCCCGCGAACGCCAGCAGGTGGCCACCTGGCTTCAGCACCCGCAGCACCTCGCGCCACACGTCCACCTGCGGCACGTCGTAATCCCACGCCTTACCCATGAAGCTCAGCCCATAGGGCGGGTCCGTCACGCAGGCGTCCACGCTGCAGTCCGGCAGCTCCTTTAGCCACTCCAAGCAGTCGCCGTGCAGGAGTTCGATCATGGCTCTACCTCCGCCAGCGCCAGCAGTGCATCGCGGTGCTCATCAGTGAGCAGCTGGTGGATTACCACTGGATCGGTCTCGCCGGCCAGCTGATGGCTGAGGCGGTCCGCCAGGTTCGCCAGTGCTTCACGGATGCTGCGGCCGATCTGAAATGCCTGCTTCTTCACTTCATCCGCTGGCACCAGCTCACCGCGCTGCTGCGTCACCTGCAGCTTCGCCAGTTCAGCCTGGTAATGCTCCCGCCTGGCGCGGCTTTCGTTCAGGTCTGGGATCGCATCATCCGGCAATGCGTCGATCGCCTCGCGCAGCTCACGAGGGCTGGCCGGATCAGGCTGGCTCACCTTTGAGTTATGCGTGATCTTAGTGTTCTTGTTCCATAGCTCCAGCGCTAGGTCGCGATCCAACCAGCGCTTGCCGTCTTCATCCACCACTGCAGCAGCGATCCGGCTTTTGCTTGCATGGGTGACAGCTCCCTTCGTGCAACCCTTTAAGATCGCGAACTCAGCGAACGTAACGAGCACCAGAGTTTAGTAACTAAACTCATGCTAAACCATTACTAAACTCCCTGGACTCCCTATGCCCAAATCCCTTGCGGCGCAAGGGTTTAGGGCGATTTGCGTCTGGCGCTAGATGAAAAGCGCGGTACGAATACACC